ATTGGAGACTTTTTTACAAGGCTAAGTTATAAGTTTTAAGTAAGTAATAACTTACATGGAGAACCTTACGTTTGAGTTTCATAATGAGCTTAACCCGCAATTGTGGGAAAATGGCAAGCTAAAGCCAGAAATTAAAGATAAGCTCCTGGAAATTGCTCAAGCATTTTTAGATACAATTGATATTGAAGTTGATGTTGAAGATATTACTTTAACTGGTTCATTAGCAAACTTTAACTACACAAAGTATAGTGATTTTGATTTACACATTATCACAGATTTTACTGAGTATAAAGTTGAGACTGAATTACTTAAAGACTATTTTAATGCTAAAAAAACAGTTTGGAACACAACACGTGATATTACTATAAAAGGTTATGACGTAGAGGTTTATATACAAGATATAAATGAACCGCACCATTCTACTGGAGTGTATTCCCTTAAAAACGATGATTGGTTAAAGAAACCAAACGCAACTAAAGAAAAAGCAGAAATAGATCTTTCACTTGTTGGTAAAAAGAAACAAGCGATGTTAGATATGATTAATTTTGCTTTAAGTGATGAATGTGATGTAGAATGTGCTGAAAAAGCTAAAGAAAAGTTCATGGAACTCAGAAAAGCTGGTTTAGACAAAGGTGGAGAGTTTTCACCTGAAAACCTTGCTTTCAAAAAACTACGTAGATCAGGAGACGTGGAAAGACTTGTACAAGGTATACTTGCAAAGAAAGATAAGAAATTATCATTAGATAGTGTACAGCGTTTACAGGAAATGAATTTTAAATCGTTTATGGGTATTACTAATAAACGAGGTCCTCGCCATCAACAACTCGGTGCGGGTATGAGTAAATTAGGTAGCTTGGGTTCTGATAAAATTAGAAATATTGGTATAGTAGCTCAAATGCACAAGAAAAAGAAAGACGATACTGTACCAGTACATAACCTTAAAAAGAAGGAATTTGGAGCTGGCCCGATAACCCATAATAAAGCTAATGAAATTATCATGCGTTATGGATTGGATATAAATAAAATTAAATCCGGTCATCCTCGTAAGCTTAGTACAAGTAATATAGAGATTGGATTTGATTCACAGAGAAATACGTTCTATTTGCGTAAGTATTAAGATACATTATGCCAAACGTAAAGCTTTTAGCCGAAAAATATAACGTAGTACAAGAAAATAATTCAATTGAATCACTCGTAGAGAGTTCTTCTCCTGAGACTATTTTAAAAGAGTTTAATATTATTTCACAGGTACTGCCTGAAAGTACATATTTGGCTTTTGAGCATGCTATAGAATCACGTCAAGGTGGTCGCTCAATTATAGAAGAAAACGCAGACGAGCAAGATAATGATATTAAACTCACAGTAATGTGTATTGAAAAGGTTTTAAAACATTTAGATACTACAAGCGATAAAAACTATTGCTTAGCATTTGAATCTTTTGCACGTGGTAAAAAGAAAGAAGAAGAAAAACTCGAAGACGAAGACGTAAACCCAAATGGGGATCCTTCTGATATTGCAGGTGCAAATTCCACATACCCTTTAGCAGGAGCTCAAAAAAAGAAACCTGGTTTTCTTAGTCAATTAGGCTCACATTTAAAAAGCGGTATACAGAAATATGGCACTAAATTAGCTAATGGTTTAGCTAATGTACCTGCAGCTGTAGGTCAAGTTGCGGGCGCTACTGCAAATGGCTTAGGTCAAGCAGTTGGTGCTGTTGGTGGTGCTGCACAAGGACTTGGTCATAGCTTTAAAGCTGGTGCTAAATACGGTTATCAAGGAGCAAAACAAAACACTGGCTTAGCTGGTGATATTACAAACAAGAATTTAAATCAAACCGGTAAACCTGCAACAGCTGCTAATACAGCACCTGCAGCAGATGCACCAGCACCGACAGCTAATACAGCTTCTGCAACTCCAGCTCCAGCAGCTGCACCCGCACCACTACCTGCAGCACCTGCTGCACCAGCACCTGCAGGTAGTGGTCGTGTTAATGTGGGGGATGCTAAAAAAGCTATAGACGCTGTAGCAGCACAACTCAGCAAAGTACAAAGCAGAGACCGTAAAGGTATTCTTGACTATGCACTGAATAAATTAGCTGAAATTGAAAAAGCTCAAAACGATAACGCAAGAAAAAAGCCTGCTGCGGGTCAGATAATGAATCAGGTTACACCTGCTAATACACAAAAAGTAGCAGCTGAACAAAGCGTTATTAAGGAATTTTACATTATCAATAACAAACACTTCCGTAAGTAAGTGTTAGATGAGCGATACAGTTCAGCAATCGATTCTTAATAAAAATAGAAAAGACAAGTTTTTACTTGTCTTGAACTTGCCACCTATATTAAAGACTGTCAACAAAACATATCAAAACAGTCGAGCATCTAATTCTCTTAATTTAGACTCTTTACAGTATTCAATTTACGGTACAGTAGTACCTGAAACAGTTGTAGCAGAAGTAGATATACCGTACTCTGCTCAAACTGCTAAATTTACAAGTTATACAAGATCAGCTTATAAACCAATAACAGTTAATTTTACTGTTGACAATGGATTTAATAACTGGTGGGTATTGTGGTATTGGTTAAATGTTATCAATGATTCAAGTCAAAGTACATACAATTACGACGGTTTAATATCTCCAGAAAAAATTGCTGATTTAAATAACTATCAAACCAATATTACTGTTTACGGTTTAGATGAGTATAACAACAAAGTAATACAGTGGGATTACATAAAAGCTTTTATTACAAATCTTGGAGAAATTACTTATAATTACAGGGATGGAGAGCAGATAGAATCTTCTTTTACATTCGCATTTAGCCAGTTAAACTCTCAATTACTTTAATAAAGTCTAAGTTTCAGAGCTAAAAACTCCTAAATAATAATAGAAACTTAACTATTATGGCATCCACACGCACTATCCAATCTCCAGGTGTAGAAATTCGTGAAATTGATTTATCTACAAGAGCAGTAACTCCAGTCGGTACTAATGTTTTAGTAACCGGTTTTGCGCCTCAAGGCCCAACTTATGAAATTGTCGAGTTGGCTTCTCTTAGCGATTTTCAAACCGTTTTCGGTACACCTACAAATGCAGCGGAACGTTATTTTTATTATGCGGTAAATCAGTTATTTACAGCTGGTAATAATCCAACGATCAAAGCAGTTCGTATTCCTTACGGGGATGGTACAGGTGAAGGTACAGCAAGCAATTATAGTGCATTAGCATTTCCAGTATTACCAATTCCTGGCAATACAACGACATATCCAGCTACAGCTGCTACAGCGGGTACAATTCCATTGAGCTCAGCTCAGGGTTATTATTTTGGTGCCCCTGCATTAGTTGCATTAACTTCAGATCAATACACACAAATTTCTCAAGGTGGTATCAACTGGTCTGCTACTACAGGTAATGTAGGTTTAAGTAGCTTTGTTGTTTCCGGCTCAAACGTAGTTACCGATATCGGTAACGCTGGTATCGTTGTTGTTAACACAGCTAAAACAACAATTAACGAAAATTTCGAAGGCTATTATCTTAACTTAGCTGACGCTTTAAGCAATAATCCTACATCTAACTTTGATGATGCGGTTACAGTACAAACTATTGGTAGCACATACTTTGTTGATGGTGAGTATGCAGATACTAATTCATCTGTTTATATTACAGTTCCAACAACTCGTATTGGTTTCACACTAAGTGCTGCACCATTACCAGTAATTAATAGTCTTTCTCACGATATTGAAAACATTCCTACTTACAATATCGCTCAAACAGGTTATAGCGATTCATTAATCTTATCATTATTTAAATTACGCCCTTCACCGTTCTCGATTAATACAACCACATTACAGTATGTATTGCAAGAAGGTTATGCAGGTTCACTATATGTAAATCGTACAGTTCAAGACGTTAATGGTGGTACGCCTCAATCAAGCTTTATACAGACTGTTGCTAACAACAGCTCGAGCACAATTGAAGTACATGTTAACCCAAATATTTCTTCTCTCGTAAATTGGCTTGACAACAACGGTAACTCGACAAAGACAGTAAGAGTACTTAAAGAGTCAACTGGTACTGACGGTGATACATTCTACTCAGTAGCTTCAGCTTATCTTGCTAAAGCAAACGGTTCGTTTATGCCTGCTAACTCGCTTTATGCTTTAGGCGTATATTCAGACAGCTTACCACTTAATAGTGCAAAAATTATTGGCGATGTAAGTTCAAAACTTGACTACGTTCTCAATGCTGCTGAAAACAACGAGTTAGTAGACGTCGATATCACACTTGATGCTGGTCTATCAACAATTGCTGCTGTACAAGCAGTAGAAGGTGCTGGTACAGAGTATGATGACACTGCAGTATGGGCAGAACTAACAACAGAATTAGCAGCACTTACAGCTTCAGATGGTAATCCAGTAAGCAACGATTTAGTTGATGCTTGGGTTGACATCACAAACAAGTTCGTGCAGTTTGCTCAATTCCGTCGTAAAGATCACCTCTTTATTTCAGACCCATTACGTCATGTATTCGTAACAGGTAAAAATTACAAGACCCTTGACAACAAGGCAAATAATTTCTCGTCTAACATTTACTGGCCTCTACGTAACCTTTACGGTTCATTCAATACAAGCTATGCTACAGCATATGCTAACTGGGCTAAGGTTCAAGACACTTACACTAACCAAGGTGTATGGTTACCATTCTCTGGTTTTGCTGCAGCAATGATTACAGCATCTGATGCTAATAATTATTTCTGGACTGCACCAGCTGGTTTAAACCGTGGTATTATTAACGGTCTTGCTGACATCGGTGTTAACCCACAGCAAAAACAACGCGACTTACTTTATAAAGTAGCTCTTAATCCTGTAGTATACTTCCCAAATGAAGGTTATACAGTATTCGGTCAAAAGACGCTTATGAAGAACCCAAGTGCGTTTGACCGTATTAATGTTCGCCGTCTATTCTTATTCTTAGAAAAGTCTGCATTACAAACATTAAAATACTTCGTGTTTGAACCTAATACAACATTCACACAAAGCAGAGTTATTAACACATTAACACCTGTATTTGAATTAGCTAAAAACACTCAAGGTTTATACGATTACTTAATAGTATGTAATTCTACGAACAACACGCCAAGCGTAGTTGACGATAACACATTAGTTGTTGACATCTATATTAAGCCAGTTCGTACAGCAGAGTTTATCTTGGTAAACTTCTATGCTACTAAGACATCGCAAAACTTTAACGAGTTATTATAATCTCAACCTAAATATTTAACATGGCACAGACAATACAAGACTTCTACAGGGTAGCACAAGAACGCGGTTTCGCTCGTGATTTCATGATGAGAGTGCGTTCGATTGGTCAAGATACGTTCAACGAAGATGATTTCGTTTATATCACAACAAAAAATCTTCCGGACCGTACAATTCAAAACCAACAGGTACCTTACATGGGACTAAAGTTCAATGTGCCTGGTACAGTTGATTATACAGGTTCAGAAGGATGGGAAGTTAAGTTCTATAATGACCTTAAAGGCGTTATTCGTAAAAAGCTTGAAGATTGGCAAATTAACAATGTATTTGACGATGCTACAAGCACTGGTAACCTCTCACTACGCGGTCCAGATAGACTAATTCAACTTGATTTAATCGATGAAAGTCAAAACGTACTTAACACCTATAAACTATACGGTGTATATCCAGTATCTATTGGCTCAATTGGTTATGATAATGCTGGTGCTGGTAAACCAACAGAAGCATTTACGGTTAAGTTAGCTTTCCAATACTGGAGACACGTATAAGTTATAAAGCTTTAATATACAAAGCCCTGCTAAAAACAGGGCTTTTTTTATGTCTATACATTAAGTATTAATGATGGCAAACACGGGTATATCCTCATTTTATCAAACCGCTACTAAGCGCGGATTTGCTCGTACTAACTTGTTTAGAATAAATGCAATTACAAGGAACGGAGCAGACGATGTATATAAGCCCTCGTCTGACACAGATAATTTATTTCTTTATGCTCAAGACGGTAAAGTACCATCTCGTGTTATTAGCACTACAACTGTTGATTTTAAGTCCTTTAAATACAACATACCAATGGTAGCAAGCTATCCTGAAGCTGCCGGTAGTTGGGATGTATCTTTTTACTGTGATAGAGATTATATATTAAGAAATGTTTTAGAGAAATGGTCTGTAGATACATTTAATGAGCACACTTCCGTATCACAAAAACCTAATTGGTGGGATTGTAAAATTGAATTAAACTTGCTTTCTAATTCAGGTAATTTGTTTCAGGGAAGTAATGCCTCAACAGAACCACAAGTAATACGTAAATACTTTTTAGTTGGAGCATTTTTACAGAATACTGGTACTATAACATATGAAACAAAGTCAGGGGCAGATATAGCAAAATTAACTGCAACTATCGGTTTTCAGTATATGACATCAGAAGATATATTGACATAACAAACATAAGTATATATATGGCATCAGTAACAGGACAAACAATAGCAGATTTTTACCAACAGGCAACAAATGTTGGATTTGCACGTGATTTTCAATTCAGAATAACCACGTTTAATGTTAATGGTGTACAGCTTGAAGATCCTGATTTAGTGTTTTTAAAAACAGCAAGCCTTCCTGGTAAATCAATTAACACGACTACTGCTCCTTTTATGGGGTTAGATTTTCAAATACCGGGCACTGTAAAGTTTGACAACGCAAATTGGGCAGTTAAGTTTTATTGCACACAAGATTACAATTTAAGATCAATGTTAGAAGATTCTATGACTAATACGTTTGATGAAAATCAATCTGTAGGTAATATGGAACCAAGAGATTTAAATAGCAACATAATTAGATTATCATTAATCGATGATACGTTGAATGAAATTAAAGTATACACATTATTAGGTGCGTTCATTACTAAAATTGATGATATTGCATATGACTTAACGAAGTCAGGTGGTATACAGGAAGTTGGTGCATCTATTGCATATCAGTACTGGACAACAGGACCTGATTCAGGTGTTGCGTCTGGATTGAGCTTAGGTAACAATTTTGGTAGGTCGATCGGCGGGGCAGTAGGTAATGTCGCTAACAAACTTGTCAATAAAACTATTAATAGTTTAATTGGTGGTTTAGGGGGTAGATAATGGCTAACATAATAGGGCCAAAGGCAAACAATCAAGTCAACATGTCCGAAGTTGACATGTTTGTAAAATTTTTAAGCAACCCTAACACTCAAATACCGGTTGATTCAAACTTTCTTATACATTTTGAAAGTTTACCCCCAGTGTTTACAGACTCAAAAGCAAACCCATGGGTAAATTTTGAAGAAAATTGGGACGTTAAAAACGTCAGCCGTGCTTTAATACAAGAAATACAAAATCAAGTACATGGTCCAGCTGGCGGTCAAATATGTTTATTTGCTAATGGAATTAACATACCAGGAGAGAGTGTAGGGGTAGAAAGAACAGACCCTCTATTAGGCCCTGCAGGTGGTTTAGTGGGAGGGGTAACCACGAATATGCGTATTAAATACAGTGAATTAACTATTAGCTTTTTAGAAACTAATAAATCATTTATTGACTTTGTAATACGTCCATGGATTACGCTGGTGGGCCATTATGGTTTAATTTCTCGTGCTTCTACTTCTTTACAAAATGTAAAAATACCTATTTCGGTATATCATTTCGATAAAAATGATAATAAAACAAATGCAGGTATTCGAAGAGTATTTAAATTTAACGCCTGTGCCCCTGTTTCAATTAACGAATCATCATATGCGTATGGTAAATCTGATGCAAGAATAGAAGGTGTGAGGTTTGTATTTAATAATTATAGAATATCTTACGACCCAAATCAATCAGGTAACGTACCTGTTACTGCACCAGCCACTACAAACAAAACTCCGGCTGCAAATAATGCGTTTATTTCAAACGTTAATAATGCTGCTGCCAACCCTGGTAAGACACCTTTAGATTATAATAATACAATGTTAAATAATTATAACAATAGTCTTGTTAACGGTTTCAATGTTAAAGCTGGTAAAAAATAACTACATAGTAAGTCAATATAATGGCTTTTACGTATGGAATTAAGTTACCTGGATTTAATTATAAGAAAATCTGGGTAAAAGAGGTTAATGCTAAGTTATATAAAGACTTAGTTAAATCCCTTTATAACAATGATACAACAGAGTTCTTACACCATTTAAACCAAGTAGTTGAACACGTTTCTCCCGGGATATTACTGGACGGACTTAACGTTGTAGATAAGATCATACTATTGCTTAATATACGATCAGTCTGTATAAGTCCGGATCTTAAATTAGAAGCTGTTTGTAACGATACCAAGAAAAAGTTTGAATATATTATTAAAATTGAAGACTTGGTAGCTAAACTTGGTAATATACATTACAATAAATCAGTTACTTTTAATAACATAACTATAAACCACAGTATAGTAAAGGCTATAGACGAAATTAATTTTATTAACATAGAACCCGAAAAAATGTTTAGTTATCAGTTAGCCTCTTGTATAGATAGTATGACTGTTAACGAAAAGTTTTTATCGTTTAAAGGTTTAACTTTTTCAGAAAGAATAGAGCTCGTTGAAAAACTACCACTAACTTTAGCTACAGAGGTTTACAAATCATTAACACGTGTCGAAGATTCGCTTGCTGACACAAAGCTTCTATCTATTAAATCACCTTATACAGGTAGCTATGTTGTAAACCTGTCGGTGTCGACCAATACTGAAGTATTGTTGGAATTTTGTAAACTAATCTTTAATGATGATTTAATAAATTTGTATAAAATAAATTTAAATTTAATCAGCAAGGCTAATTTTACACCGGAATATGTAGATAGTATTACACCAGCTGAACAATTATTATATTGGACATTGTTTGTACAGCAAGCAGAAAAAGAGCAATCAGAAGCTAACTCTGGAAGTAAGAGTAGAGATACGTCCGTTCCTGGATTCAATGGTATGCCGTTAGATA